GCGGCTGGATTATCAACGCCCCTAACAGTAGTGAAGAAGAGGAAGCCGCCTGATGGCATTCGACCTTAGCAATCTGAAGACGACGGCGTCGGTTCACCCGCCGCGCGTCCTGATTTATGGCCCGCCGGGACTTGGCAAAACGTCACTTGCGGCGGAATTCCCCTCGCCCGTGATCATGAACTTGGAAGACGGCGTGCCTAACGGCGTTGAAATCATGTCGCTTGGCGATCTCGAAGAATGGTCGGAAGTCATGGCGGCGCTGACCGCCCTGTTCACGCAGGATCATGACTTCAAGACCCTGATCGTCGACAGCCTGGACCGCCTGGAGGCGATGGCACAACGCCACGTCTGCAAGGAAAATAAATGGGCGTCGATCGAAGATGCGGGGTATGGAAAGGGATACGTCATCGCCGCCGACACGCTTCAGAAGTTCCTGTCGGCCTGCAACTGGCTTCGCACGAAGCGCGGGATGAATATCGTCTATATTGCGCATTCGGCGATCGGGCGCTTCGACGACCCGCAATCGGGCGCATACTCGAAGTACGACATTCGCCTTCATAAGCATGTCAACGGCCTGTTTGAAGACGACGTCGACGCGATCCTGTTCATCAATCAGGACGTTTCCGTTCAGTCTGATGACGTCGGTTTCGGGAAGGCGGTCAAGCGCGCGGAGGGCGGCGGCTGGCGGTGGATTTACACCGAAGCGCGGCCGTCTTTCACGGCGAAAAACCGCTACGGGATGCCGGCGCGCGTCAAGTACGACAAGGGCAAGGGCTATGAGGCGCTTCGCCCATATCTGCCAGGACAAGACCTGGTCGCAGCAAAAGAGGAAGCAGCATAATGGCCGCACTATTTAACGGAAACGGGATCGATACAGATCAGGTCGAAGACGATCGGGAAGTTCTTCCCGCTGGCGACTATCTTGTTCGGATCACCGGAAGCGAAGTCAAGCCGACGAAGGCCGGGACGGGTGTCATGCTCATTCTTGAAATGACTGTCGAAGATGGTCATTTCGCTGGTCGCAAGTTCTGGCAGAACCTGAACATTCAGAACCAGAACGCTGTTGCGCAGAAGATCGGTCAGCAAACCCTGAAGCGGATCGTCCAGGCGACCGGTGCGCCTTCGCAGGTCAGCGATAGCAATCAATTGCACGGGCTGATGTTCATGGCGACGACGAAAGTCGAAACTGACAGTTTTGGCGACAAGGTGATCTTGAAGGGGATCAAGTCTTATACGAACCCTGTCCCGCCGCAGCAGCAGGCCGGACGGGTCGCGACTGGCGGATCTCCTAAGCAACAGCCAGCGCAGGGCCAGGCGACCCAGCAAGCCCCGGCCGATGCCGGGATGCCCTGGAACCAGTAGCGCCGGCCCGAACTCCCGGCGGGCGCGTCATCCCCGATCGCCCGCCGGACCTTCACAATCAATCGACTTCGACGAACCATGACAGGTGCGAACATGGCCCCTTTGCCTCAAATCAAGACCGCGACAGCGATCGCGATCGAAGCCGCCTATGAAGCGAAGCGGACGCCGCGTCACGGTTACCGCTTGCCGCCTTCACGCCTTGGCACCGAATGCGAGCGCGCGCTCTGGTATTCCTTCCGCTGGTGCACACCGCCAGCGGTCTTCGACGGGCGCCTTCTTCGCCTGTTTGAAACCGGCGACAGCCAGGAAGCGCGAATGGTCGCCGACCTTCGCCTGATCGGGTGTGACGTTCTCGACTGCGATCCTGACGACGACACGAAACAGATCGGAATATCGTTCGCATATGGTCACGGTTACGGCTTTCTTGACGCTGAAGTTCTCGGCCTGCCAGACGCGCCGATGACCGTTCACGTCGCCGAAATGAAGACGCATAATCAAAAGTCATTCGACGCGCTTCAGCGTCACGGCGTCGAAAAGTCAAAGCCCGAACACTACGCCCAGACAATGATTTACATGCACAAGCGGGCGCGCGATCGCGGGCTTTATATGGCGGTCAACAAGAATACCGATGAACTATATTTCGAACGGATAGAATATGACATCGCGAAGGCGGTCCGCCTGGAACGCAAGGCTGAACGGATCGTCTTCGCTTCAGTCCCGCCGACCGGGATCAGTACCGATCCGGACTTCTTCGGGTGCCGTTTCTGCGATCACCGCGACCGCTGTTTCGGCGACACACTGCCCGAAAAGAACTGTCGGACATGCGCTTTCGCGACGCCCGCCGACGGCGGGAAATGGGTTTGCGATCACGCCGCGCACAATCACGAACTAGACCGCGCGGCACAGGAAGCCGGATGCGCCGATCATATCTTCATTCCGTCGATCGTGCCGGGTGCGCAGATCGACGCCGACCTAGGCGAAGCGCGGGTCATCTACGCGCTTCCGGACGGGCGGACATATCACAACCGAAGCGAAGCAGCCGGGGGTGACTATTATGCTTGACCCGAATTTCATCGATCCCGAATTGATCGCGATCGGATCGTTCCTGTCGTTTGTCCTGTCCGCTCTTTTCTTCACGTTGTCGACGATTGATCCCGACACGCCAGCAAGGCGCGCGGCGATGGTCCTGGGGGTCGTGTGTGTCCTGGTCGCGGTCTTCCTGTCGGCGCTTTTCGTCTCGTACCCTGAAGAGCCAGCGGGCTACCAGACATTTCAGACCGCGCTGGAATGTGTGCGGAGGGACGGGCGATGATCACCCTTCGACCTTATCAGGCGCAATCCGTTGACGCCGTCTTCGACTATTGGAAGTCGGGCGGCGGGTCGCCCGTCGTCGATCTCGCGACGGGCTTAGGGAAGTCGCTTGTCACGGCTGAAATCTGTCGCCGTGCGCTGGAAGTCTCGCCTGACATGCGAATTATGATGCTCGTTCATATCCGCGAACTGGTCAAGCAGAACTATCAGCAAATGTTGAAGGTCTGGCCTGAAGCGCCTGTCGGCATTTACTCGGCAGGCCTGAGTAAGCGCGACGTTCATCACAAGATCATCTTCGCGTCGATCCAGTCTGTTTATTCCAAGCCCGACGTCTTCGCGCCGCGTCACCTGGTCGTGATCGACGAAGCGCACCTTGTCCCGAAGGCCGATGGAAAGGTCGAAGGCATGTACAATCAATTCCTTCAGGGGCTTCGCGCCGCCTATCCAGGCGTCAGGCTTTGCGGTCTGACAGCGACGCCCTTCCGGATGGACAGCGGCGCCCTTGTCGGCGGCGAAGGCGGTCTCTTCGACAAGACCGTCTATGATTACGGGATCGGACCCGCGACGGATGACGGCTGGCTATGTCCGCTGACCGCGCGCCTGGGTGATGTCGAAATCGACGTTCAGTCGGTCGCCAGGCGCGGCGGTGAGTTCGTCGCGGCGGCGCTACAACACGCGGCGAACGCGACTGATGTCGTCGACGCAGCTTGTCGGGACATGATCAGGCGCGGAGCGGAGCGGCGTTCATGGCTCGCCTTCTGCACTGGCGTTGACCATGCGGAGAATGTGACCGCCTGCCTTCGGGCTAAGGGGATCAGCGCGGCGACCGTAACCGGCAAGACGAAGAAGGCCGACCGCGACAAGATCATCGAAGACTTCAAGGCGGGGAAGATCAGGTGCCTGTCGAACGCGAACGTCCTGACGACCGGCTTCGACGCGCCGAACGTCGACATGATCGCCATGTTACGCCCGACGCTGTCGACCGGTCTTTACGTTCAAATGATGGGACGCGGGACGCGCGTCGACGGCGTCAATCTTCAGGTGATCGCCGAAGCGACGGATCGCGTCGCCGCGATCGCGGTCAGCAGGAAGCCGAATTGTCTCGTTCTCGACTATGCCGGGAACGTGAGGCGTCATGGACCTGTCGACGCGGTGCAAGCCGAGATCAGCGAAAAGCGGGCGGCGGGCGAAGAAGAGATCGACGGCAAGGTCGAAGCCGACAGCGTCGAAGCGAAGGTGTGTCCGGAGTGCGAAGCGCTGGTCGCGGCGAACGCCAGGCGGTGCAGGGAATGCGGCTTCGAGTTCGGCGAGCCGAAGCACGACGACCGCCCCGAAGACGTCGCCATTCTGTCGCGCGAACTGGAAGACATATGGCTTCCGGTCAGGTCATGGGCCGCATACGCCTGGTATAAGGGCGGCGATACGTCGACGACCCCGACCCTTCGTGTCGATCACCTGGCGGGCGTTCAGACGCTTGCGGAGTTCATCCCCTTCGAACACCTTCGCGCCTTTACGATGGCGGAAAAGTGGTGGCGACAGCACGGCGGGCAGATGCCGCCGCCGACGACCGTCGCCGAAGCGCATAGTCGCTTCAGCGAGGTTTCG